CGTTGTTGTTCTTGGAAGTAAAAACGGTAAGACTAGAATTCCCGAAGCAGAATTTATCGCACTTCAGGAATATCAAACAGATTAAAAAAGGGCCTTGCGGCCCTCAGTGCTGGTTACGCAAATCCAGCGATACGCTATTTTGTACCCGAATTAAATAAATTATCAAACCATTGTTTGATTTTTATTATTACTTTCCCAACAAGCTATTAACCTTTGCTTCAGCAACATTCAAACGCTCTTCGATAGCATCTAACGCTGGATCTGCTTTTGCTGCAACAGCTGCAGCAATTTCTGCATGTACTTCTGGAGCAACAACTTCACCTGTAGCTGCGGCAATAATTTCAGCAACTGCGGCACCTGCTTCTGCTGCTACTTCTGGTGCTGGAGCTGGCATTTCTGCAACTGCTTCTGTAATTGCTGCAGTAATTGCTACTGGATCTGTAACAACTTCTGGGTCTGCAGCTACAACTGCGGCTACTGCTGCAGCTATAATCGCAGCAACTTCTGTATTCTCAACTGCAACTGTTTCAACCTGAGCATTAACTACATCAGCTACAATGTCAGCGGCTGCTGGGACATCTGCACTTGCTGATAATGCCACCACATCTTCAACTGCTACAGGAGCAGCATCTGCTGGCGCAGCAATAATCGCTTCAATATGTTCTTGTGTTTGAACAGCAACTAAATGGCCAACGGTAACTTCTACTAATGTTAAACGCGCATCTAGTTCTTCTAATGCGGTTGCAATATCGCTATTAGCACTAATACCTGTTAGTGTTGCTAATTTAGCTTCAACGGCTACTAATCTTACTGCTAGATCTTCGAATCTCATGTTTACTCCTTTTTGTTAATGATTTGTGCTCTTGGCACACTATTATTTATGAAATAATATATTACAGTAATATTACAGCATTCAGTTCCAGTACTTAGATGAATCTAGATTGTCCCAATATGTTTTGTTGTTACGATTAATGAAGTTCTTTATTAAGTATGCACCCATTCCAAAGTATCCCATTTTTTTAAACCTACGGGAATCTTGTCCAAAATAGTGATTTGCAATTTTAAACTTCTTTGGGCTATACATTCTTGATAGAAAGTAATCTTCAGATGTTACTGTCTTTTCAGGGAACCCGCCATATTCTTCAAATCTATCTCTGCGAGTCAACATAAATGCCCCGATTGCAAATGGGGAAAAGAATTTTAATATGTGATTAATAATATTAAAAATTGTAAATCCAATTATTGCACGTAAGTCTTTGTCATAACATTTAATGTTTAGCCCAATTAGATCTAAGTCATTGGACACAATTTCGTTAACGGCATCTTTAATTACTGTGTTTTTAAAGAACCGAACATCTGCATCAATGAATAAAATATATGGAGTAGTAACTAATCTTGCTCCGTTATTCTTGGCAAATGAAACTGGGCCACCTTCAATAATTTCGACATTCAATGAAGAACTATTATCTTTTATTACTTGTCTAGTATTATCAGTAGAGCAATCGGCAATAATGATTCTTGTATCGCTAATGTCTTGTAGGCGCAAAGCATCTAACAAATGATGAATATAGTTTTCCTCATTCTTACAAGGCACCACGATAGTAATTTTATTACTGAGGTTCATCATCTTTTTCCTTAGTCCAAGTTATTATTTCCCATCGACCATCATGATGTTCTACAAGCGCGGTGCATGATTCGACCCAATCACCGTCATTCATGTATGTGACGCCATCTATATCTTTTATTTCGGCATGGTGTATGTGTCCACAGATAACACCATCATATCCGCGCTTCTTACAATATCCTGCAAGATTCTTTTCAAACTGAAATATAAAGTCTACTGCCTTTTTGACTTTGTGCTTAAGGAATTTGCTAAGGCTAAAGTACCCAAAACCCATACGATGGCGTATCCAATTGAACTTGCTATTGAGCGAAAGAATGAAGTCATATGCCTTATCTCCTAAAAATGATATCCACGGTGCTAATCTTGTTATACCATCAAACAAGTCTCCGTGTGTTACTAAATAGCGCTTGCCGTCAGCGCCAATGTGTTCTATTTGATTGTGAATTTCTACTAGACCAAAACTAAAACCATATGGTATCATTGGTCTTAGAAACTCATCATGATTTCCTGCTATGTATACTACTCTAGTACCACGTTTGGCATGACCTAAAACACGGCGCACAACATTGGTATGACTTTGTTTCCAACGCCATTTATTTTGTTGTATTCTCCAAGCGTCTATAATGTCACCAATTAGATATAAAGTATCGCAACTATTATGTTTTAAAAAGTTATTTAATTTGCCAGCTTGACTATCTTTTGTGCCAAGATGCACATCACTAATAAAAATGCTGCGATACTTTTTTTGTTGAGTTATAGCACTATTGGTATCCACAACCATATGCCTTGACTCATTAACAACGCAGATAATGCGCCAACCGCAATACTTGCAATATATAATGCGGGTGCTACAGCCAAGATACTAGCTGACAATAACACAATAGCAATTTGAAATCCAGAACCAGCAAAGGTCATCCATGGTCCAGACTTGCGTATCTCATCACGCTCAGTTTCTAAAGCGCGGGCCTTAGCCATTAGTTCTTTCTTGCCTTCACCCGTTGCAGGCTCGCTCTCGTATCTATTAATTTTAGCAGTTAACTTATCTGCCTTTTCAAATTGTTTTCTTTCAACCGCATCGTCTCTAGCCATTTCAGCAAGAGTTTGTTTAATCGACTTTGCCTGAAAGAATGCCCAAGTATCGTTTGCTTTAATAGTATTGTTTAATACTTTAGAACTATTACCGGAAGCAATATAAGTATTAATAGCTAAAAGAGCAGCAAGTACAGTAATTAACCAACCGGCTTTATCTTTAATTTGTGCTTCACGCTCGGAACGTGATAATGGTTTCTTTTCTTCAGCCATACTAATCTCCTTTAGATTTATTTATTTGCTAGTGGATTGTCCATAGCTTTTTGTATTTTACTATCAACTTCTCTCTTTAGTGTTTCTACTTCGCGGTTAATTTCTCTACGAGCCGCAGTAAATTCACTGTTAATTTCCTTACGTGTTGATTCCATATCCTTACGAATTGCCGCCGCTTCAGTTCTTGCTCTTTCCAAATCTTCACGCACAGCCTTGCGCATATCACGCATTTCACTTTCCGTCTCACGTTGTGCAGTTTTAACACTGCGCTCTACCTGTTCAGTTACTGTTTCGTTGCGACGAAGATCATTCTTTAAATCAACTTTAATATCGCGAGTATAGTCACTTGTCTTTTGGCTGTTCTCCTCAATAACAGCTAGACGTTTATCAAACCCAGATAAATCTGGTGCAGAATATTCTGCAATCTTTTTCTTCATTCCTACGTAATCTTTATATACTTCAAATGTACCGTATAACCCACCTAGTACAGATGACACAATAGTAGCAGCTACCATTAGTTTTGCTGGGGTAAATTCATATCCACCTATGCTAATAACAGTATCTTTGCTAGCATACTTTTTCATTGCTGCTTCTGCTTCGTCAATTTTAGCATTAACGTCTTTAATTTCTTCTGCCATTTTTATCTCCTAATTTTTTTTTTTGTGTTGAAAGCATTCTCAACCATTCTTTTTTTGCTTCTAAATTGTCTTTTGCATTTTGTAATTTTGTACTATTCTTTGTTATAATACTTGTTGCGGATAATCCTAAACCAATTCCTACAATTACGTAAGGAAGATATCCCATATTATTCTCCTAGTTTATATTGCTTTTCAATCATTTCTTGGTGCAACCTATCAGAGCTAAGTGATCTTAAAGCTCTTACATTGTCAACAGTCTTTTGATTTCTATAAATTTCTTTAGGTTCATAAAATGCTGCATCTGGAATCATTGAAAAATACTGCGCAAAATTTGCAGGTTGCCTTGCAATTGATTCAATTGATACTCCACCAGCAAGTTCATTATTTTGTACATTACGTTTTACCGTATCAGTTTGTTGACCTGAAGTAGTTTGCAATATAATTGGTCTATATTCTATTGCAGATTCTACAGGATTTTTATTTCCGCTAAATTTGATACCTTCTAATACTGGCATTTCTATTTGTGCAGATGTTTGTTTTGTGGGCGGTACTAAACTATAAGTTAATGATTGCGGAGATACCATTGATATAATTGTATCTTGTTTAACAATTGGGGGTTGATACTGATATACTTGAGTAGAAGTTCCTGTATTGTTTTCAAATTTCGGTGGTTCATATTTAACCGGGGGCATCATAGTAAATTGTGTAGATGCCTGCGTGTCTTGTTTAAATTCAAACTGGGTTCTACCTACAGTAGATATTGGGACTTGTAATCCCATGTTCTCATAATTTGTAGGTGGTTCATATTTTGGCATTTGAACACTGGTATTAATTTCTATTTTATTTGAAGATTCTATTTTAGGAATATACGCAATAGTTTGTGGAACATTAAAAACAAAATCTTGTTTTGTATCATTCTGTATATTTTGTTGTATACCAAAACTCATATTTGAACTAGAAGATGATTGCCCAGAATTCACACTTGATAACGATTGTTCCAATCTAGTAGAACTAAATGTTGTATTGGATTGTAAGTTTCCTTGTAATGGTAGTCCGCTATTTTGTCCTGGACCAGAAAAAGATTGTGTGCTTGATGCTTGTGGAGTGCCTGCAGATTGTGAATTACTAATAGCAATACTTTGCGATTGCGCTTCCCCTGCAATTTTTTCTGCAGTTTGTTTTGCTGACTCACCTGCAGAAAATGCCTGTGCATCTGCAGCTTGCACTACTGACTTTTCCAATGCTGCAGTTTTTTCTTGATTTGATCCTATCATACTTAAAACAGATGATAAAGAAACCGGCGATGAACTTTTTCCTCCGCCTCCAGCATCTGCAACTTCTCCTGCTTTTGGTTGTTGATTATTTGCGCTAGGTTGTGCCGCAGCTTGTTGAGGGGCAGACCCAGGTGGCGGAGGAGATCCTAGAGGCGCTGGTCCTGGTTGAGGTTGCGATTGATCTTGCGGTGGAGGAGATCCAGGTGGCGGCGGTGCCGGCCCAGTTGGTGGAGGTGCCGGCCCAGTTGGGGGTGCGACCGCAATTGAAATAGGGTCAAGGGGAGGAGCTGCTGCAGGAGCCGGCGCTAATTTTGCCAATGCTGCAAGATATCCTGGGCAAGAAGGACTGGATAAAGCATTTATAGTACATGGATCAACACTATATTTTAAACTAAAATTTACGGCAGTTACTTCTGGGCCATATGGGCCTACCCAAAAATTATTGTCTTTACCTATAAACCCATATACTGCATTACCTACGTTTGGCGTAGCATACGGAGTTTTAAATGTTTCCGAATAACTAAACTGAGTCCAGTTATATTTTCGATTTAAATCATAATTATATGATTCTAATACTTTTGAATTTGTATTGTTATAGATGTTAACATATGCAGTTAGATAATCCTGCATACCATTATCCCATCCATTTCCGTTCTTTGCTTGGAAACTAAAATTGAAACCATTAACTTGTAACCCGGTTCCGGCACTGGCCAAGGCATTGTTAATGTTAACAATTTGATTCAGGTTTGTTAACCCGTATGAAAAGTTAATTATATTTGATCCTGTACCCCATGCAGCAACTCTAGGTAGAGGACCACAATATCCAGGATCTCCGCCTTGCCAACAAGTCAATGGTTGTCCGATACTACCTGCATTTTGCCAAGTAGATGTAGTTCCGGTAGCCTGATTAGTAAAATTAACCAGGTTACCTGTTGTATCTACTGTTTGTGCTTTACTTGAAAGCGTTATGGACAAGAATGCCGAGCAAAGAACCAAGGCCAATGTTTTTAGCAGTTTCATATTTGTCTACTTTCGGTGTTTGTGGGATTTTATCTTTATTATCTTCCCATGTAAGTTTAGCTTGTTCGCCAATCTTACCCTCAATAGGACAAGGTGTGCCGGCATTTAACATTGCATTAAACACTCGTTCGTCCTGACACATGACTGCAACTGCAGCAACTTTCATTCCCATATCATAAAGGGTTTTAGAAAGTTTTAATCTTTCGCAATTTAAATCTCGCATTGTTCCGCCAGATGAAACACCAAATACTTGTGTTTGTATTGATCCAGCTGATCCTGTAGTACATAGATCATTATTACCACCGCTCATCATTGCAGGTGCAACTGCTGTAGGTGGAGGCTGAATTACTCTTTGTGTAATAACAGTTTCGTTTTTATTAATGTTAGTTACTTCGCCAGAATTTATGTTCTGATTGATGTTTGCATTTTGATTAACGTTTGTGTTATTACTGGTACTTGTTGCAGTTGACGAATTAATATTTCTATTAGTCATATCGCCAGAATTAACATTGTTGTTAGTATTAGTAGATGTACTGACGTTGTTGTTATTATTTGTAGCAGTGCTTGCATTATTATTGTTATACGTCATAGTACCGCTGTTAACATTATTATTTGTATTAATATTGTTGCTTGTACTGACGTTGTTGTTATTAAAAGTCTGCGTACCACTATTCACATTGTAATTAGTGTTTGTATTGGTGTTAGTACTTGTACTGGTATTTTGATTAATATTCGTCATGCTACCACTTTGAATATTATTATTTGTATTAACACTTGTAGAAGTATTGATATTTCTATTGGTCATATCACCAGTATTCACATTATTATTTTGATTCACATTGGTGCTATTGATAGTTGACGTATTAATATTTCTATTAGTCATATCGCCAGTATTCACATTGTTATTTTGATTCACATTCGTGTTTGCCGTTGTAGCGGTACTGACGTTATTATTATTAAATGTCTGCGTACCGCTGTTCACATTGTTATTAGTATTAACGTTTGTGCTTGTAACCGCACTGGTATTTTGGTTAATGTTTGTTAATGTTCCACTCTGAATGTTATTATTAGTATTAACATTGTTGTTAGTTGCGGTTGAAGATGACGTATTGACGTTATTGTTATTATTCGTCATTGTGCCAGTATTGACGTTGTTATTATTATACGTCATTGTGCCGGAATTGACGTTGTTATTGTTTAACGTCTGCGTACCGCTGTTAATATTGTTGTTAGTATTAACATTTGTACTTGTGCTGGTACTTGCACTATTATTGTTATTAGTATTTACAGATGTACTGTTAACAGTTGAATTACTTGTAGCTGTGCTTGTACTTGTAGCATTGCTATTACTGTTAACGGTACTGACACTATTAGAAGTGCTATTGGTGTCTACTAATGTTTTGCCCCCGTCGTAACTACCTTGATTGATAAGACTTGTAGTCCCAGTCGTTGTTCCTCCAGTTGTGCTAGAGGTTCCACTTGTCGTTTGCGCTAAAGTGCTACCAAACATCATAACAAAAAGTGCCAATGCGGCAACCTTTTTGTTGAACATTTTTTCTCCTATTTTTGTTTTACTTTTAATTATTAATTAACCGAGTGCCAGATTATATAAGTAACCTACCGAAATTTTTGACCAGGTGGTTAATGCGCCAACTTGTTTGGGGCTTGAATAATATGTAGCATTACCTAGTCCCAATATTCCATCAAAATTGTAACCCCATGCCCATAATGTACCATCCGTTTTAATAGCCTGGGTATGATAACCACCTGCCCCAATACTTGACCACGTAGTCAATGCACCAACCTGTACAGGACTAGATCTACTTATGGTATTACCTAAACCAAGCTGTCCTCCACCATTGGCGCCCCATGCCCATAATGTGCCGTTGGTTTTAATTGCAATGGACTGAAATGCATCAACAGATGCACTTGCCCAATTTGTATCAGCGCCGACTTGTTTTGGACTTGAGTAATACGTAGTATTTCCTAATCCCAATTGTCCAGAGTTATTCTGTCCCCACATCCATAGGGTGCCGTCAGTTTTTATTGCGGCCGCAAGGTCTTCTCCTGCATTTATAGATGACCACGTAGTTAATGCACCTACCTGTGTTGGACTAGATCTATTATTGGTATCGCCCAATCCTAATTTGCCGTTTGTATTATGTCCCCATGCCCACATAGTTCCATCTGTTTTAATTGCTAGGTTATTATTATATCCTGTACTTATTTTGGACCATGCAGTTAATGCTCCAACTTGTTTTGGACTTGAATAATTTGTAAGATTGCCTAAACCTAAATTCCCGTAATCCGAATTATATCCCCATGCCCACAATGTACCGTCTGTCTTTATTGCGATCATGTGCCCGTTGCCTACACCCATAGATGCCCAATTAGTCAATGTCCCTACTTGCGTAGGACTAGATCTATCTATGGTGTCACCATGTCCAAGCCTGCCGTTGTTCGCATTGTTTCCCCATGTCCACAAAGTACCATTAGTTTTTAATCCAGCAGTGGCCGTACCTCCGCCCGCATATACATTTTCCCAATCGGTCAACGCACCCACCTGTGTTGGACTAGATCTATTATTAGTATCGCCTAAACCAAGTTTTCCTTTGTAATTAGAGCCCCATGCCCACATATATAAGGCGGGACGAGGGGGCGGTGGCGCAACAAAAGTCCCACCTCCAACTAACGTAAATCCAGCTGTAAATTCCATTTGATTATCCTTACTAACATATGCGTATTCATATATTTATGCCTATTCAAATATAAAGATTTGGTTATCTTTGTCGCATAACCTATTGACAAATAAGCACTTTTCCTATATAATGATATAATTATTTATTGTGTCTAAAAGGTTTTTAATGAAGTTCTACACTAACGTAAATCAGTATGGTAATCGTATTCTGGTCAGGGGCGTAAATAACGGCAAAACCGTTCAGGAAAAGATCGAATTCAAACCAAGCTTATTTACAAAGTCACAGAAAGAATCACAGTATAAGTCGTTATACGGAGATAATCTTGAAGAAATCGAATTCGCAGATATCAACGATGCCAAAGATTATGTCAAAAGATACAAAGAAGTAGAAAATTATCACATCTTCGGTAATACAAATTACGCATATCAGTATATCACAAAGACGTTTCCAGACGAAGTAGAGTTCGATATTTCGCAGATTAAAATTTGGTCTCTTGATATTGAGACCTCTGCAGAACTTGGATTCCCGAATGTCAGAGATCCCAAAGAAGAATTATTATTGATTACGATTCAAGATGCAAGTACTAAAGAGCTTGTGACATTTGGATCGAAACAATTTAAAGTAACAAAAGATAATCATACCTATATACAATGCCGAGATGAGTATGATCTGTTTCAGAAGTTCTTAGCATACTTTCAAGACAATTGCCCTAACATTCTTACAGGATGGAACATTGAGTTCTTTGATATTCCATATTTGTGTTCAAGAATGGCACGCATTCTTGGAGATGATTCTGTTAAAAAGCTATCACCCTGGGGTGTGGTAAATCCAAAAGAGTTTACCCGCATGAGTCGCACAGAACTTATTTATGATATTCTTGGTGTAGCCATTCTAGACTATCTTGATCTGTATAAGAAGTTTACCTACAGTGCTCAAGAATCATATAAGTTGGATCACATTGCCAAAGTAGAACTAGGTAAAGAGAAATTATCGTATGATGAATATACTTCATTCCGAGACTTCTATAAAAATGATTGGCAAAAGTTTGTTGAGTATAACGTAGTTGACGTAGAACTTGTTGACCAGCTTGAAGATAAGATGAAGTTGATTGAATTGATTCTTACAATGGCGTATGATGCGAAGTGTAATTATGTTGATGTATTCTCAGCTGTAAGAACTTGGGACTGTATCTTATGGAATCATTTATGGAAACAAAACATCGTTGTCCATCAGAGAGAAGGTTTGCCCGGCAGACAAATTGTCGGGGCATTTGTTCAAGAACCACGACCAGGCAAATATGATTGGGTTGTTTCTTTTGATGCGACAAGTCTGTATCCAAGTATTATTATGCAGTATAATTTGTCGCCAGAAACACAAATTAGAAAAGCAACAAAGAATGCAGATGTAAACTCATTGTTAAAACAATCTATTAATCTAGATGACTTAAAAGATAATAACTATTGTATGTCGGCAAATGGTTTTTGTTATACCAGAGAGAAACAAGGATTGTTTCCTGAGATTGTTCAGAAGTTATTTGACGATCGACAAAAATATAAGAAGTTAATGTTGGCTGCTCAATCAAAGTATGAAGAATCAAAAGATAAGAAGTGGCAAAAAGAGATTGCAAAGTATAACAACTTTCAGATGGCTCGTAAGATTCAATTGAACTCTTTGTTTGGTGCATGGGGCAATGAGTTTTTTAGATTCTATGATTCGAACATTGCTGAAGGTATCACAATGACCGGTCAGTATATTATTCAAACAGTTGGCAAAGCATTGGATGAGTATTTAAATAAAGTATGTGGAACTAAAGATCACATTTATTCTTTTTATTCAGATACAGATGCGTGTTATATTACACTTGACCCATTGGTTCAAAAATTCTACAAAGATCAACCAAAAGAAAAGATTGTAGAGATTCTCGATAAGATTTGTAATGAGAAAATTGAAAAGGCAATTAATAAGTCATGTGATGGGCTTGCGGATTATACTAATGCATTTGAAACAAAGATTTATTTTAAGCGTGAGGTTATTGCAGATCGAGGCATTTGGGTTGCTAAAAAACGATATGCTTTAAATGTTTACAACAATGAGGGCGTTCAATATAAAGAGCCGAAGTTGAAGGTCATGGGATTAGAGATTGTTAGATCATCTACACCCGAACCTGTACGAGACGCTTTGAAGCAGGCAGTTAAATTGGCATTGACCGGAACAGAACAAGAACTACAAGATTACATTCGAGAGTTTGAATGTAAGTATCGTAAATTAGAACCAGAATTAATTGCCTTTCCCAGAGGAGTAAACGGAGTCGATAAATATACAGATAGAGCATCTATATATAAACCGGCTACTCCAATGCACGTTCGAGGAGCCTTGCTGTATAACTTTTATTTAAAAGAAAAGCAAATAGATAAAAAGTATGAACTTATAAGTGAAGGCGATAAGATCAAATTCATTTACTTAAAAGAACCAAACTTGATTAAAGAAAATTGTATTGCCTTTATCAATGTGATTCCCGAAGAGTTCAATTTGAAGCAGTATGTAGATTATGATATAATGTTTGAGAAATCATTTCTTGAACCGTTAACAACAATATTGAATGGTGTAGGTTGGTCTGCAAAGCCACAAGCAACATTGGAAGGATTATTCGCATGAAAAAATTATTATTAACACTTGCATTTCTATTATGTGCATCTACAAGTTATGCACAAAAAACTCCACAGGGAGTTTTATATGATGCCAAAATTTTAAGAGCAACCGACGGAGATACTGTAGTTATTGCTGCACCTTATTTACCGGCGCCGCTGAAGCCTGAAATTGCTGTTCGAGTGTTTGGAGTAGACACACCGGAAAAGGGGTTTAGAGGACAATGTGACTCTGAAAAACAACGCGGAGAAGCTGCTAGCGTCTTTACCAAAAATGCAATAAATTCCACGCAAAAACATCAAGTCATGTTATATGGTTGGGATAAATTTGGTGGTCGTGTTTTAGGTGACATTATTTTAAACGGAGTAAGTTTAAGAGCAGAATTAATTAGAAACGGCTTCGCCCGTGAATATTACGGAGATGCTAAACAAAGTTGGTGTAATTAACTATTGACTTTTTGTCATGGTCATATTATAATATTGAAATTACTTAAGGAGTTATTATGTCGTTACTTGAAAAATTAAAGAAAAATTCGACAATCAAAGAAACAGAAACTTTGAGCAAATCAAAATTCTTTGCAAAGAAGGATATGATTCAAACCTCTGTTCCTATGGTTAACGTCGCGATGTCTGGAAGTCTTGAGGGCGGGCTGACTCCTGGTCTCACAGTATTTGCAGGTCCATCTAAACATTTTAAAACAGCATTCTCGTTATTGCTTGCCAAAGCCTATTTGGATAAGTATGAGGATGCTGTCGTTTTATTCTATGATTCAGAGTTTGGTTCACCGCAATCATACTTTGACAACTTTGGAATTGATCCTGGGCGTGTTTTGCACACTCCTATTACTGACATTGAACAACTTAAATTTGATGTGATGAGCCAAATTAACAATGTAGAACGTGGAGATCATGTTATAATTGTAGTTGATTCAGTAGGTAATCTGGCTTCAAAGAAAGAAGTTGATGATGCACTTGAAGGTAAGTCTGTTGCAGATATGACACGCGCTAAACAGATGAAGTCTTTATTTAGAATGATTACACCGCACTTGACTATTAAAGATATTCCAATGGTTGTTGTTAATCATACTTATTCTGAAATTGGTTTGTTCCCTAAACAAATTGTTTCAGGTGGCACCGGCATTTATTATTCTGCAGATCAAATCTTTATTATTGGTCGTCAACAAGAAAAAGAAGGTACAGAAGTTATTGGTTATAACTTTATTATCAATGTTGAGAAGTCTAGATTTGTTCGTGAGAAGTCTAAGATTCCAGTTGAAGTTACATTTGAGGGTGGTATTAGCAAATGGTCTGGTCTATTAGATGTAGCACTTGAAGGTGGGTTCGTTATTAAGCCATCTAATGGTTGGTACTCTATTGTTAATAAAGAAACCGGTGAAGTATCAGATAAAAAGTGCAGACTCAAAGACACATATACTAAAGAGTTTTGGTTGCCAATTATTACATCACAGGCCTTTAGAACTTTTATTGAGAACAAGTATCGTATTGCAGGTGGCGAGATGTTAGGTGCCAGCTTCAGTAACATTGACTTAGATGAGGAATTTACAAATGCTAGTGAAGTATGAACCTTGGGCAATTACAAATGAAAAAGGTGATCTATGGGGCTTCAAACTTCTGGAAGGTAAGTATTCCGGAACAATCATTAGTATTAATTCCGTCGAGATGGACGATAAATCTGACGACGGAACCGTTGCACTTGACTTCAACTTTATCCAAAGACCAAAAGGAAAAACAGAAGAAGATTTAAATTCTTCTGAATTCAATGGTGTGATCGCAGACATAATTAACGATATATTAGCAAAGGCAATTAATGAATTCGAAAATCGAACAGGTGATTCTGCAGAACCTGGTAACAGATGATGGGTATATGAGAAAAGTAATTCCGTTCTTAAAGCGGGATTACTTTTTAGAAAATAGTGATAGATTGATTTTTGATAGAATCAAAACATTTATAGATGAGTATAATACACCACCTAACAAAGATGCTTTGATTGTTGCAATTCAAAATGATAAAACTTTGAATGAAGAACAGTATAAAGAAGTTGCAGGTATTATTCAAGAGTTGAATCCCACAGAACACAATAAAGATTGGTTATATAAAGAGACTGAAAAGTTCTGTAAAGACAAAGCAATTTACAATGCGATTCTAAATTCAATTGCAATCATTGATGGTAGAGACGCAGGCAAGACGCAAGATGGTATACCTCAATTATTACAAGATGCCTTAGGTGTTTGTTTTGATAATAATGTTGGACATGATTATCTTGAGAATGCGGATACTCGATATGAATTTTATCACCGTGTAGAATCAAGAACACCTTTTGATCTTGAGTATTTTAACAAGATAACAAATGGCGGGCTACCTAATAAGACATTGAATGTTGTTCTCGCAGGTACAGGTGTTGGTAAGTCTTTGTTCATGTGTCACGTAGCAGCATCGACTTTGGCTCAAGGTAAGAATGTTTTATATATTACTCTTGAGATGGCTGAAGAAAGAATTGCGGAACGTATTGATGCAAACTTGATGAATATTACTTTGGATCAATTGAAAGATCTTCCAAAGTCATTGTTTGATAATCGAATTGAAAAGATTAGAAACAAGACTGAGGGTAGATTAATCATTAAAGAATATCCAACTGCTGGCGCACATACTGGACACTTTAAGGCTTTGTTAAACGAATTGCAACTAAAGAAACAATTTAAACCCTCAATGATTATTATCGACTACTTGAATATTTGTTCAAGTTCAAGATTCAAATCTGGTTCAAATATTAATTCTTATACTTTGATTAAGTCTATTGCTGAAGAACTTCGTGGGTTGGCAGTTGAAGAAGATCTTCCGATTCTATCAGCTACACAGACAACTCGAGGTGGGTATGGTAACACCGATGTTGAACTAACAGATACATCTGAATCGTTTGGTTTGCCTGCAACAGTTGACTTTATGTTTGCTTTGATTTCGACTGAGGAACTTGAACAAACAAATCAGATTATGGTTAAGCAATTGAAGAATCGATATAATGACCCGACAGCGAATAAACGATTTATGATTGGTGTTGATCGATCTAAGATGAAATTATATGATTTGGAACAGTCTGCTCAAAAGGGATTAACAGATGCTAATTTGGATATTGATAGAGTTGACAGAGAACAGAAAAGCAATTATAATATAGGAGATGCGTTTAATAAACGGTCTAGAGATTTCTCATCTATAAAGTTATAAAAAATGAAACAATATTGGTCAAATACAAAAGTTGCAAATTGGATTCGAGGTACAACTAAGCCATCGTCTGCAACTAGTGCCGGTTGGAATAAATGGGAAAAAGAAGCGAAAGAATCTCATCCTATTCGTTATTGGATTGTAGAAGAAGGGCTTGATAAAATCCAAACCTTTATTCGTTTACCGATGGATACATTATACAATGCAAAATATTATATTAACAATCGTTGGGTTACTCGCACTAATAGTCTTACTGCACATCCCAAAGACATCAAACCTGGTCAGTGGCAAGACGTGGGTAATCGCTTTTTGCCTTGCTTATTTAATGAGCTTGTTGAGTTTGTTGAAGTAGAAACCGCTTGGTTACATATTGCATGGGACGACGAGGCAACTAAAAAATATAATCCTCCATTCTATGCCAAAGGTTGGTTTCGTTGGAGAACATGGCGCAGTCCTCAAGCTGGTCTAGATCATCTTGATTGGGCAGCAACACTTACCCATGAAGATGAAAATGGTAAAGTGGTGGACACGAGCCAAGCATCTTCTGCAAAAGAAGTTAAAGAACTTTATTTGTGGTGGACTACAGTATACCCTAAACGACCAGATGCCCATGAAGCAAGCGGATGGTCTGCATATTGCGAAAAGCGTAGACAAAAAGCTGGAAGCGATTTTTGGGGACATGAGAATGAAACCGAGGAAGAACGAAAAGAATGTATGACTGCTTTGGATTTGTCACACAAAATTGAAGCAGAATATATGGCAGAGGATGAAGCAATGATGATTCGCCTCATTAAAATTAGACACTCACTTTGGACTTAAGGAAATAAAAATGGCAGCCCCTAAAAAACAAGTTAAAAAAATCAGCGACAAACTATCAAAAGTTAACGATCAATTGACAATTAATTTATATGACAACGGTTATATGGTTGAAGTCAGCGGAAGAGGTCTTGATGATGATTGGACAAATGTAAAAATCTTGTGCGCCAATCTTGACGAAGTAAATGCATTGCTCAAAGAAGCAAACGATCTGGACAAGTGTTAAAATGACTGATAAGGTTTGGCACACCATTGTAGAAGATGATCCAGAACAACCTGGCGAATTTATTATTGAATTGCCTGATGATCTTCTTAAAGAAGTTCAATGGGTAGAGGGTGATATTTTGGAATGGAAAATGTCTGGCGAACAAATTATATTATCCAAAAAGATAATAGGCTAAATATTATTTGTAACTCAACAGGAGAAACTAATGCAAACTAAAACAAAACCCGAGACACTTATTGAAACAAATAAGCCAGGGTTTCTACAAGAAGTCATGGAAAACGGACCTAGATCATCTGAGGATAATGTACTAAAGTCTGAGAGTGAAGTTTACGGTGAGGGGTTATCTAAACTATATGGCGAGGAACCTAATCACTTCACCGACTAAAGCGTTATAAATAAAAGTGGAGGACAGTAAAAATGAAGGTTTCTGTTAGAAATGCAAAAGATAAAACACTAGTGTATTTACTAAAGTTAGCGGCCGATTCATTTGCCAAAAATTTAATGTCCCCTCAATTGACCAAACACTTATCTATTAAAATTGTTATACGCGAAACTCTTGACGCTGGGGGCTTTTGTGATTACGAAATTGATCCAGCTGGCAATCCACGAGAATTTAATATTGAACTTTTACGGACACGAAAAAAGATTAATATGTTCAAAGTCCTTGCACATGAGATGGTTCATGTGAAGCAACACGCCAAAGGCGAAGCTAAAGATAAGTTTAAAAAAGATAAGTACATAACATTATGGTTTGGTGAAAAATATGATGATGATACGTCCTATTGGGATCAACCTTGGGAAATAGAAGCATATGGTTTAGAAAACAGTCTTGTTGCAAAATTTTTAGTGGAACATGACCAGTTTAAAAACCTAAAGCAGAAGCATGCAGATTGGTTCGCAGAGGAGTCGATAAAAGAATAATTAAAAGGAGCACGGTATGGAAAGTATTACATTTTCGTTATATGACCTAATTCAACTTTCCCTAATGTTAGCAGCTTGTTTTGCCTGCTACAAATGGGGACACAACAAAGGCGTAGATGACACGCTAGACTTTTTCGAATCAGAAGGCGTTATAGAAAAAGAGGAAAATGCTTAAAAATTAAGCAAATTAAACCGTTGTGCTAGAACAACACCATAGAACCCGAGCATTTGACTCGGGTTCTTTTTTCTGTTATAATAAGCACATGATAAAGAACTTTTCAATCGGTGCAGAAGTCGAGATTCAAACTCGGTGGAAATCGAATATATTGGGTGAAGAATATCAGGATAATATATTCAAAGGTAAAGTCGTTAATAATCCTAAATGGTTAGATAATGATTATGTCTCTGTATATACAGGTAATCCTGAATATCCTACATCCCATATTAATAAGCGATTTATTGTTGGATTTGATTTTCCAGATAATCGAGTAGAAACTCGTATATTCAGGATTAAATCAAAATCGAAAGGACATATCTATAATGTCGTTTCAGATAACGGAATTGTTTCCTGTAGTTGTGTTGGATTTCAATTCCGTAGAACTTGCAAGCATGCAAATAAAGTTAAAGAATTTATCCAAAATGCTTGACAGGCAAGCCGAAAGGCTATATAATATGAATTGTGAAGTTGTTAATTTTTACATTTTTTGAAGGATCTTTATTATGAGTACATTCACAGTAGCCGGCGTTTCAACACAGTACGGTATCACAAAAGTTCGTTTTGCCAATGACTTGGTATCACGATTTAAACTCTTGTCTAAAGGTGGTCACTCACCTCTCGAATTGATGGAGTTGCCCCGAGGCATGACAAAGTCTGAGGCCTGCCAGTATCTTCTTGATACAGGCGGTGTTTACGAACAATGGTCTGGTCTTATCATCGAGACAATGGGTAAGAAACAAGGTACAGTAGCAAGCAAGCCCGCAAAGGCACCTGCAAAAACAGCGCCAGCTAAAGCACCAGCCAAGCCAGTACCCGCTAAGAAAGCAGTACCAGCTAAGGCACCAAAGGCTCCAAAGGCAATTGAAGATGACTTGGAACTTGAAGAATTGAAACAATTGGCTGAGTTGGAAGACGCGCCAATTTAATTTAACAAAGCACCAGTAAGACGGTGCCGAGATGTATAAATAAATTATATGGATAATAATTTTAACCTTTTCTGTCAGCATCCGATTACGACTTCTTATAATAGAATGTCAGAGCGTGCCGCAGACAAAAATTCATGGAGTGTGCTTCAGGGTTAGAATTTAAATTTCATACAAGTTTATCTTAGAACCCTCGGCACTCCTAAAGTCCGAGGGTTTTCCTTTTGTGATATGCTTTAATACCCTTACATTTGACAAGGGTACTAAAAGATGTTATAATAAGTTTAAATAGATCGTTATTTGAGCTAAGTTCTTTTAAAATTTGCGCATGATATTATTGTATCCGGTTAGCTCAATAGTAGAGCATTCGACTGATAATCGAAAGACAGAGGAGCGTTACCTCTACTGGATACCAAATTTGTCCCGTTCGTCTAGAGGCCTAGGACATCACCCTTTCACGGTGAGTACACCAGTTCGAATCTGGTACGGGACGCCATTATAAAGTGTTATCAAGGTATCGTGTATGGACGCATACACTATGCGGGCCTAACTGTGCGAGGAACAGGTCCTAATATAACTGCCATTCGCTTGTCTGTGTTAGCTACATTTTGACAAATCGGTAGATAGCACTTTATAATGGTACGCCTAGATGGCAGAGTGGTCAAATGCAACGGATTGCAAATCCGTAAGATCGTCAGTTCGAATCTGACTCTAGGTTCCAAATAATGCTTGACACAAGTGTGTTAAGATGTTATAATAAGACATATTAAAAGAATCCCGTTACTATTTTCGTTAAAATAGCGTTTGATTAGCGACAGAGATCCGGTGGCAGAAAACCGTTAGCGTGAGGATTAAAAATACCCTTGCAGGCTCTGATAGGCAGACTCTCACTGCACACAGACTTTGAATAAATGAGATGGACAGAGTAACCGCTCAATTAAGGGCTTGTGTGGAAACAAGTAGCTTATCCTAATTAGATGTTTTTAATGTAGTGAATTCATTGGCTATAGTGTGTAGGCGTAAAGCTGAGACTACCTGGAGATTGCGACCAGGCACTACATTAAAAATTTTGGTCTGTTAGTGTTAGCGGTAAGCACGCGAGCCTGTCACGCTTGTAGCAGGGATTCGAATTCCCTACAGACCGCCAAGTTATGGTCTTAGTCTATAAATGCATAAAGAGAGTCTAAGTTAAATGGCACCTCAAAGTGAGACCAACCATTTTAGAACCCGCCGGAGTAACGTCTGGCTAGTATGACCCATACGAAGCGAAGTGAGTTCGTCACTCAAGGGTGGTAGTCTTTTTACCTAAAGGCCGTTGGCAGCACGAGAGCGGTCCTTGTCGGGGAGCGGGTGGAGGGTACGCATGGGGAATATGATAGCGTCATATTTT